GAAAATAGGTACGGTCTTGGCTCTCAAGGATCATTGTTTGCTACAGCAAATAGTTAAGGATAAAAATGATGAGAAAGCAAATGCAGCGAAAACTTTACAATGTTTTTTTGATTACATTAATACATTAGTTTGGTTGTCCGTGCGTAGAGATAATATTGTAGCCAAAAGTTTTTATACAAAGATGGGAATGTCTTTAGTGGGAGAGCACAATTGGTCTAAAGGAGCTTTACCAGGTGATGTTTATCTATATAAGAATGAAGGAAGTTTAGTTTGGCTATGAAAAATGTAGAATTATATAAAGAAGTCCATGAGAGTAATGAGTTTTATGGAAATGGCGGCGCATTAAAATTCCATTTAAAGTTTATTCAGGATCTTATTGAAGATACAAAGCCTAGAACTTTATTAGATTATGGCTGTGGTAAAGGCTCACAATACTTAGAACAAAATATCCATAATCTATGGGGTGGTCTGATGCCGTCATTATATGATCCGGCAATACCTATGTTTTCGGAATTACCTGATGAGCAATTTGATGGGGTGATTTGTGTGGATGTTATGGAACATATACCTGAGGATGAGATTAATATGGCTTTGTTAGATATATTTGAAAGAGCAACTAGATTTGTATTTTTAGGAATATCAACAGAGCCGGCGAAAACTATTTTGCCTGATGGCACAAACGCACATTGTACTATAAAAGATACTGATTGGTGGCAAAGGAAAATATTTGACATTAATCGTGGAAAATTATATACTCACCTACATACATATGGTAACTATAATGATTATAGAATATATTATGAAGATCATTATTTAGAACACCTTTGGTTATATAATGAATAAGAAACAAGAACCTCCATACCAATTAAAACATTATCTTAATGCTATCAACCATCAGAAAATTGATTTGATGGATAGTGAAGATATATTTTGGGAAAAGAGATACCCCGCCTTTATAGTAAACAAGGCATTATCTTCTTTCCCAGATTGTATTTTGTTTGTTAATGAAATGAATAAAATGCATCACCTTGATAAGAACCTTCAATTTCAATTTTTACTAAATAGTATAAGACTCAAAAAGAGATTTAGTAAGTGGATTAGGTCTAACAAGATTAAAAATCTTGATTATGTTAAAGAGTATTATGGTTATAGTAATGAAAAGGCTAGACAAGCTCTTGATATATTAACTAATGAACAAATTGATTATATAAAAAAAATAATAAGTCGAGGTGGAAAAAATGGAGTTGGTGGAATGGGATCCAGGATTGATGTTAGAAGTCCGCCTAAAGGATCCGGATGATTTTCTAAAAATTCGTGAAACATTATCCCGCATAGGAGTATCTTCTCGCAAAGAGAAGAAGTTATACCAGTCTTGTCATATTCTACACAAACAAGGTCTTTATTTTATAGTACATTTTAAAGAATTGTTTGCGCTGGATGGAAAGCAAGCAAATTTGTCGCAAAATGATGTAGAGCGCAGAAATGCTATAACAAAATTGTTAGAAGAATGGGACCTTTTAGAGATTGTTGGTATAGCTGAACCGAGAGCACCGTTATCCCAAATAAAGATTTTATCTTTTAGGGAAAAGGACGAGTGGGTCTTGGAAACAAAATATAATATTGGAAAGAAACGTGATGATTAAATTATTGAGAATGCAAAGTGGTGAGGATGTATTAGGAGAATTGTATGAAACTGAAACGAGCTATCGTATAGAGAACCCTGCTGTACTAATGCCTATGCCAGACGGTAGAGGAAATACAATGCAGATGGGTATGGTGCCATGGCAGCCTTTTAGTAAAAGTAAAGAGTTTTCTATTGCAAAGGATTGGGTAGTAACTGTATCAAACCCCTCCCAAGAAATTGAAGATAACTACCGTAGAGTTTTTGGTTCTGGTATAGCAGTACCACAGCCAAAAGTTTTAATGGGATAATAAATGACAAATTCATTTTCAATGGTTCGTAAAGCCAGAGGAACTTTGGCTGAAGAAAATCAACCCATAACAGAGTCTAATGATAAACCATATAAAATGGTAATCTTTAACCATTCTGGTGAAATGATAAGAGATGTTAAAGATTCAGGTTTGGGAGAGTTACTTGCATTAATGACTAAAAGCGCTAAAAAAGTTGGAGTAACGATTTTTCAAGCAGACTTTGTTGGCGCTTACGTTTCTGAAAAGGGTGGTAAAAAATATATTAATTCATTCCCCTTTGATGAAGAAGGGGAAGTAATATATCCAAATGAAAAGTTAGGTAAAATAGAATATCAAAAACCATTTGAGATTCATCCTGATAATACGATTATCATGCCTAGGGGTCTAGGAACTTTAGGTTTAACTAGTAGTCGTACTTGGGTTGATATGATTCGTGATTTAGAAGATGATGGATTTCTTACATTACCCAGTTTAACGACATGGGATATTTGTTCTAGTAAATATCTTACAGATATTAAATTACGCAAAGCAGGACTCAGAACACCTAAAACTGTTGCTGTAGCTCATTCAGAAGATACAGAAAGAGCTATGAAAGAATTGGGAACTAAATTTCCAGTTATTTTAAAATCTTCTACCGGAACACAGACAGGAGTTGGTGTTGTAATTATAGAGAGTTTGAGGTCATTGCATACATCTATACAAATGTTAATGCTGTATAGTAAGTATTTACCTGTCTTAATTCAAGAGTACATAAAAATAGATTATGATGTTAGAGTTATAATTCTTGATGGAGAAATTTTGGGTTCAATGAAAAGAGAAGTTATTTCAGATCCACAAGATTTTAGAAGTAATGTTTCTCTTGGAGCAAACGCATCTATTATGAAACTAACTGAAATAGAAAAAATAGATTCTATTAAGGCTGCTGAAGTAGTTAGTGGTAGATTGGTGGGTGTAGATTTTATTCCAGCAAAAAATAGAGAAAAAGAACGACCTTATATATTAGAAGTTAATAGTATGCCTGGTTTTGGCGGTATTGAAAAACTTAACACGAAAAAGAGTTTGACAGAAGAAATTTTTAAGCATTTTTTAAATAGAGATATGTGGAAATAAAATTGACAATCCGTATATAAAATGTTATAATGGTTGAATGAAAGATTTTTATATTAATGTTATTCAGCGTGGAAATAATCTCCTCATTCGTGAGTTTAAAGACGGGAAAAAAGTAAAACGTAAAGTACGGTATAAGCCTACGCTTTACGTTCCCGTTCAAAAAAAGACAGATTACAAATCCCTTTCCGGACATTCTCTCGCTCCGATTTCCTTTGATAGTATCCATGAGGCTAAACAGTTCATGGAGAAATATGAGGATCAAAAAGATTTAGTATTTGGTATGGAAAGATTCGCCTTTTCTTGGTTGGCTGAAAACCATCCAGGAATTGTTAATTGGGATTTTAGTCAATTAAATGTTCTTTCTTTAGATATTGAGGTCGCCTCAGAGAATGGTTTTCCTGATCCGACAGTCGCAGAGGAAGAACTACTTTCGATTACAGTAAAAAATTATACTAACAAACAAATTCTTGTTTGGGGCACTCGCCCGTATGAGATTCATAATTCTGATGTTCAATATGTTGAATGCTATAATGAAAAGGATCTTTTAAAACGATTTTTAGATTTCTGGGAAAATTATGGCCCAGATATTATTACTGGATGGAATATTAAGTATTTTGATATGCCATATCTTTGTAATAGAATAGATAAGATATTGGGAGAAGATGAAAAGAATAGATTTTCTCCATGGAATATTGTACATTCAAGAACAACATATATAGGCGCTCGGCCGCAAAATTCATATGATATTTTTGGAATATCTACATTGGATTATTTGGAGTTGTATAGAAAATATACTTATACAAATAGAGAATCTTATCGTTTAGATTATATAGCACAAGTAGAGTTAGGTCAGCAGAAACATGAGAACCCATACGAAACTTATAAAGAATGGTATACAAATGATTATCAATCGTTTATTGATTACAATATCCAAGACGTAGAGCTTATTGACCGGCTTGAGGAAAAAATGAAACTCATTGAGTTGCATTTAACCATGGCGTATGAGGGTAGAATGAATCCTCAAGATGTATTTTCTCAAGTTCGGATGTGGGATGTTATTATTTTCAACTTCTTGTGGGAGAGAAATGTAATTACGCCGATGAAAACTCGTAGTAGTAAGGGAGAGAGATATGAGGGTGCTTATGTAAAAGAACCTCAAGTTGGTTTGCATAAATGGATTGTATCATTTGATTTAAATAGTTTGTATCCACATCTGATACAGCAGTATAATATTTCTACAGAAACTTTAATGAAGGATAGAAATCCTAGTGTTAATGTCGAAGCATTGTTGGAGAAAAGTTCGCATATTTATTTTGATCCAAATTGCTCTACTACACCAAATGGATCTATGTTTACGAATAAATATAAAGGCTTCATGCCCGCATTGATGGAGAAGTTTTATTCTGAAAGAGTTATTTTTAAACAGAAATCTATTGAAGCTCGGAAAAAATATGAAGAAACAAAACAAACGAAATATTTAAACGATATTTCTAAATTTAATAATATTCAAATGGCGAGAAAGATTGCCTTGAATAGCGCATATGGTGCTATTGGTAATGAATATTTTAGATTTTATAGTAACAGTATGGCAACTGCAATTACAACAGCAGGACAGTTGTCGATTAGATGGATTGAAAATAAAGTAAATGAATATCTTAACAGAATTTTACAAACAGAAGATAAGGATTATGTGGTTGCATCAGATACAGATTCCATTTACGTCTGCCTTGATGAATTGGTATCTAAATCTTTTGGCGAAAGAGATAATATACCGACAGATAAAATCGTCACTTTCTTGGACAAAGTCGCTTCGCAGAAGTTGGAACCTTTTATTGATGAATCTTATGGAGAGCTTGCTGAATATGTAAATGCCTTTGACCAAAAAATGTTTATGAAGCGAGAAGTTATTGCAGATAAAGCCATTTGGATTGCGAAGAAAAGATATATTTTAAATGTCCATGATAGTGAGGGGGTTCGTTATGATGAGCCTAAGATAAAGATGATGGGTATAGAGGCGGTGAAATCTTCTACACCAGCACCGTGCAGAGATATGATTAAAACAGCTTTGAAAATTATTATTAATGATGATGAAGTATCTTTAAATACATTTATACAAAGCTTCCGTAAGGTGTTTATGAAATTGTCTCCAGAAGAAATAGCATATCCAAGGTCTTGTAATGGGCTATCTAAGTGGTCGGATTCTTCTGGCGTTTTTAAAAAGGGCACCCCCATTCATGTTAAAGGTGTGTTAATGTATAATCACCTTTTGAAGCAGAAAAATCTTACTCATAAGTATCCGCTGATACAAGAAGGTGAGAAGATAAAATATCTTGAATTGAGAAAACCAAACATACTTCAAAGTAATTCAATTTCATTTATAGCAAATTTTCCTAAAGAATTTGACTTGAATGATATTATAGATCGTGATATAATGTTTGATAAGAGTTTTGTTGAACCTTTAAATTTTATTGTAAAAGAGATTGGTTGGCAAATTGATAGAAGTTATGGTACACAACTGACGCTAGAATCGTTATTCGGATGATATTAACAAAAGAAGAAGCTTATTGGTCGGCAAATAAACTTGTAAAGTTTTTTGATTCATTTGACCGTATTGATAGTTATTTTAGAAAAAGAAAGATAGAGCGCATTGTGAAGATGCCAGCTCCTTTATTTGGTTTAAACCCATCGGATGATTTGTTTCAAGATTGGGATATGCACCCACAGGATATGGAGTTTGAAATAACAAAACGACCAAATGAGGTGTTTGAAAATTTGTTAGAGATTACAGCAAGTTTTACTCCGGATAATCCTCCAGGTCGTGTACAAAAGTATTGTGTACAGGAGAAGAATTCTGGAAAGATTTGCGGGTTTATTAAAATGGCCTCTCCGATGATAAGTATTAATCCTAGAAATGAATGGCTCGGCCGACCTATAGACGGAAAGAATAAAGAAGAAATTGGTCGATTTAATCAAAGTGCTATTATGGGATTTATTATTGTACCCGCACAGCCATTTGGATTTAATTATTTAGGTGGTAAGTTAATGGCTTCAATTTGTTGTAGCCATGATATAAGGAGGAGATTAAATGATAAGTATGGGGGTCCATTTTGTTTATTTGAAACTACATCGTTATATGGTAATATTAAAGGCGGTAGTATGTATGATGGTATGCGACCATATTTAAAATATAAAGGCGATACAATATCAAAGTTGTTTTTAACTTTTAGTGATGAAGTGTATTTTTCAATGAGAGATTGGTTTTATAAAAAGAATGATGGAGAGCCATTAATATGCCCTGTTACAGACGCCGGCACTCCAATTA